CTCCATAATCCCCTTCCATTAAAAGAGCTTCCTCATCGTCCTTTCTTTCCTCTTCCCAGAACGAAGTCAAGGCACCAATGAATTTTCCACTCTCTCTCATCATGTCAATTCCGATAGCAGAATAAAATTTTTCACTAAACTGAATCATCAGTGTATAAAAGGGACCAAGCATCATTCTTTGAAAAATCAAATAAGCATACGGGGTTATGTAAAAAACTCGAGTCTTTCCTCTCACAACTTTCTCAAAAGAACGGGGTTCATCTTTCAAACATCCAACGTATACAGGACCATACAATTCTCCACAAGAATATAAATCAACCAAATGATTAATTTGAGCTATAAGCTCATCTACAGGTTGATCAACTATTTCGTCTTCAAGAATGTATCGATCTAACCAATCTTTCTTCTTCCCTTTCAACCCGAAACCAGCTGCCTTGTTAGGGTCCAATCTGCGTAGATAAGCGTCATATTTGGTTCCATTTATGGCCGCTTTCGCAGTCCATGGCTTGAGCTTAGGAATATTACACTCGTCAAGATTCCAGATAAGTTGTTGCACTATCTGTCCCACTGAACGTTGCAATCGTCGGGGATCCAACGGCACTTTCTGTTTCGTCATCTTACGAAAGGTTTCATTCCAAGGGTTGATGTAAGTTCCATCTTCGAGAGTTTTGGGCTGCATAAGAGGAGGGTAAAATTCTGTTTCTCGCTTATGCTCAAAAATGTCCTCAAATACTTCATCCAATTCTGGAGAAAATACTGTTGCAAGTAACTTACTTTTCTGATATGGCATAAAACATCTATCAACTGGTCCATAGTAAGTGTTTGGACCTAAATCTTCATAGCGAATGATAGACTTACCAACAGGCAGCTTTTGCAAACTAACGCTTCGCTCAACAGTCCGAGAAAACATTGGAGCTAGAGGGGTCTTATCTGAAGAACATGCTTCATCAATCATTTTACGGGTTAATGGCATAGCCCAGCCTAGGCCACCATCATCTCCCGCTGCATGAATTGCATAACACCACCATCCCTTTCCTACTTGGATCCAAACTGGAGTTCCGCATTGTCCCTTTGCGTGTTTATCCCACGCATAACAAATGGGATCCCTCACAACAAAATCGCCATCAATAGCTGGATCATAAAATTCCATCTCTCCAGGCCACTGGTTAATTTCGATGTCATCTCCTTGAATCTTTCCACTGGCATTAACGAAATTGATCAAATCATCTGAGAAAAAGGAACGTACATCAGCAAAAGCGTCTCCTTCCAAATTTACAATGGCCAAATCATCTCCAATTCGAATCAAATCTTCCACATAGACCATTGTCAACACTCGATCCTTAAGCGGAATATCTTCACACATAGGAACTCGGCTCATGTATATGAAGCATTGTCTTTCGCTTCCATTGAATGAGTGATAATTAATAACAGCCTTATTGCCATACAGCCCAACACACCATGTCTTGGTGCTATAGGGTCCGTTAACAACAATGCAATGTCGAGTGTTTCTTCCAACCTTTGTTTGAACTTGATCAAACTCACTAGTGTGGGGAGAAGGTTCATTCAACAGCTGATGGTTCCACACGGAAGTGTTTTTAACCGCAATCTTACGAAAATAAGAGTTTTCACATTCAAGCTTATCCTCATTGTCGTGGAGTTTTTCAACCTCCTCAGACAAGTTTTGGAAACCCGAATTCTCAGGTACTGGTTTCAAAACAATTCTTTTC